TCCTATTAACAACTAACAATGTAGGAATTCCTACTTGGACTTCAACAATAGATGGAGGATCTTTCTAATGACAAAACCCACTACTAAGCAAGGACTTATTGATTATTGTCTGAGACAACTTGGAGCACCAGTTTTAGAAATAAATGTTGCTGATGAGCAGATTGATGATTTAGTTGATGATACTATTCAATACTTTAATGAGAGGCATTATGATGGTGTTGAGAAAATGTATCTTAAATATAAAATTACTCAAGATGATATTGACAGAGGTATGGCAACAGGTACAACTGGAGTTGGTATTGTAACAACAACCGGAACTTCAACTAATATAAGTGGTGTTGGAACAATTACTTCAAATTTTTATGAAAATTCCAATTTTATCCAAGTTCCAAACTCTGTTATAGGAATTGAAAAAATATTTAAGTTTGATACTAGTACAATTTCTGGAGGAATGTTTAGTATTAAATATCAATTGTTTTTGAATGATCTATATTATTTCAATTCAGTTGATTTGTTGACATATGCAATGACTAAATCTTATTTGGAAGATATTGATTTTTTACTAACGACAGAAAAGCAGGTGAGATTTAATAAAAGGCAGGATAGGTTATATCTAGATATTGATTGGGGAGCACAGTCTAAAGATACGTATCTTGTTCTTGAATGTTATCGAGCACTTGACCCAGAAAGTTTTTCTCAAGTTTATAATGATAGTTTTGTTAAAAAATATCTTACCGCATTAATAAAAAAACAATGGGGTCAAAATTTAATTAAGTTTCAGGGAGTAAAACTTCCTGGAGGTATTGAACTGAATGGTCGTGCAATATTTGAAGATGGGCAAAGAGAACTGGAAGATATAAAGCAAAGAATGACTTCTGAATATGAATTACCACCTCTGGACTGTATTGGTTAATAATTATGTCATTAAATCCATTTTTTCTTCAAGGTTCTCCAAATGAACAATTTCTTGTTCAAGATTTAATTAATGAACAATTAAAAATTTATGGTATAGAAGTTAATTACTTGCCCAGAAAAATTTTTAAAACTGATAATATAATTCGTGAAATACAATCCTCCAAATTTGATGATAACTTTGCCATAGAAGCATATTTGAATAATTATGATGGATATGCTCCCGATAGTGATATTATGACAAAATTTGGATTAAGATTAAAAAATGAAATAAGTTTAACTATATCTAGAGAAAGATATGAAGAATATATTGTACCTTTTTTGGAGGGAATTTCTTCTGGCATTAAAGAAGGAAAAATTACTGATTATGATTTTGCCGACTTAATTTCTAGACCAAGGGAAGGAGATTTAATTTATTTTCCTCTTGGGGAAAGATTATTTGAAATTAAGAGAGTAGAACATGAAAAACCATTTTATCAATTAGGATCTAGTTATGTTTATGAATTGAGTTGTGAACTTTATGAATATGAAAATGAACTTATTGATACTACAATTGAAGAAATTGATTCTACTGTAGAGGATGAAGGATATATTACATATATGACCTTGGTTGGATCTGGAGTAACTGCTACTGCAACAGCAGGAATTTCTTCCGGATCTGTCACTGTAATATTTTTAAATAATGATGGTAGTGGATATTCTTCTGCTCCTACAGTAACTTTTTCAGGACCAAATAGTGGAATAAATACGGCAACAGCAGTTGCAGTTACAACTAGTATAGCAAATATACAATCTGTTTTGAGGTTAGAATTGACAAATGGTGGATCTGGATATACTACTCCACCAACAATAATAATAACTGGTGGAGGTGGAACAGGTGCTGCGGCAACTTGTTCTGTCGGAGGAACGCAGTTTAGTGTTTCTTCCATATCGATCAGCAATCCTGGCAATCAATATTCTGTTGTACCAATAATTACCATTGGCAGTCCTGGAGTGGGAGTGACTGCGACTGCAATTGCCGGAATAACTACTGATAATAAACTTGATTATATAAGAATACTCAATCCAGGTATTGGATATACTCAAGCACCCACTGTTTCTATAGCAGGATTATCTACTATTGGTGTTGGGACTTATATCTTTAATGAAGTTATAACAGGAGAATCTTCAGGCACAACGGCAGTAGTTAAAGACTTCACAAATACAAATTTACTTACCAGTCTTTCATTGTCACTAAATACTGGTAAGTTTAGTGAAGGTGAAGTTATTGTAGGATCAAAGTCATCTGCTAGATATACTGTATTAAATTATGATACAGATAGTTATAATAATCCGTATGACACTAATGAAGAAATAGAATTAGAGGCAGATGATATTTTAGATTTCACAGAATCAAATCCTTTTGGTAGTTATTAATGTTAGGAACTTACTTTTATCACGAAATTATAAGAAAAACTATTATTAGTTTTGGCACAGTGTTTAATGATATTTCCATTAGACATGAAAGGAAAGATGGTAGTATTTTGGATGAAACAAAAGTTGGTCTCTCATATGGACCAATGCAAAAATTTCTTGCAAAAATACAAGAACAGAGTGAATTATCAAAACCTGTTGCAATCACTCTTCCAAGAATGTCATTTGAGATGACTACGATTCAATATGATTCGTCTAGAAAAACTGGAGTTACTCAAACATTTAAGGCAAACGATACTACCGATAATAAAACAAAGAAAGTTTTTATGCCGGTTCCATATAATATCGGATTCGAACTTAATATTTTTAGTAAGTTAAATGATGATGCTCTTCAAATTATTGAACAAATACTTCCATTTTTTCAACCATCATTTAACTTGACTGTCGATTTAGTTAGTTCTATTGGAGAAAAAAGAGATATTCCAATTGTTCTTGATAGTATTGATTTTCAAGATGATTATGAAGGATCATTCCAAACGAGAAGAGCATTAATTTATACTTTAAGATTTACTGCTAAAACTTATCTGTTTGGTTCTATTGCCGATACATCTGATGGTCTCATCCGTAAAGTTCAGGCAGATGTTTATGCCGATACTAATACAAAGACTGCAAAACGTGAAGTAAGATATACTGTTGTTCCCGATCCAATTACTGCAGAACCTGGTGATGATTTTGGATTTACCGAAGAATGGAATTTCTTATCAGACTCCAAAGACTATAGTCCTACTAGACAGGAAGATATTTAATCATGAATAATAATTATGAATCAATCGATGAAGCTCTGAATATTGATAGTGATATTGTAGAGTCAAAACCAATCAAAAAACCAGAGATTATAAAATCAAAGGATGATGATATAGAGAAGGATTATGTCTATAGTCGTGCGAACCTCTACTCCCTCATAGAGAAGGGTCAGGAGGCAATCAACGGCATTATGGAAGTAGCAGGGGAAGGAGGCAGTCCAAGGGCATACGAGGTCGCAGGGCAGTTGATTAAGAGTGTTGCGGATACTACTGATAAGTTGATTGACTTGCAGAAGAAACTTAAGGACGTAGAGGACGAGACTAAGAAAACCACAAATAATGTTACTAATAATGCAGTGTTTGTTGGTTCCACATCAGAACTCCAAAAAATGCTTAAGCAAGGTTTTCTAAATAATAAAGAATAGACTACTTTTCATCGATGAAAAAGTGTAAGCAAGGATATTATTATTGTTATACCGATGAGGTTTGTAAACCCATTCCGAAGGGTTTAAGAGTAACCTCTAGATTTTCTGGTGGTGGGAAAGAACCAGAAGAAACCGGTATTGATGTGCCTACAAATGGTAACGGTAATGGGGATGGAAATGGAAATGGTGGAGATGGTGGAGGTGTAAGTGAATCGAAATCTGGTGATAGTTCTTTGCGTGACTGGTTTGGCAAGAGTCGTTCTAGTGATGGCAAGCCTGGTTGGGTTCAATTGGGTGGTAAATATGCCGGAAAACCCTGTGCCAAACAACCAGGACAAACCACAAAACCAAAATGCGGATCCAGTAAAATGGCCGCAAATTTAGATGATAAGGAAGAGAAAAAAGCATTTAATAGAAAGCAACGTCAAGATCCAAATCCAGATAGAAAAGGGAAGGCAATCAACGTGAAGACAGAAGAAACTGTAGTAGAAAAGGCAGGTGAGAAAGATGCCTGTTATAAGAAGGTTAAGAGTAGATATAGTGTTTGGCCTTCTGCGTACGCTTCTGGAGCACTTGTAAAGTGTCGTAAGGTTGGTGCTGCTAACTGGGGAAATAAGTCAGAGTCTGTAGAGTATTCTGATTGGAGAAATGATTTTCAGGCAATGGAATATGAGTTCGTTGATATCATCAAACCAGAACCAATCAAAGGTGGGCAAGAACAGATTGATGAAAATGTTTCATCTGGAAGATCTCGTTTTGCAAAATCCGGGAGAGTTCAAGGCAAAACAGTTGGTGATGCAACCAATGATGAACATGCTGCAAAAGCAAAAAAAGCAAAAGAATTAAGTAAAGCAAAAGATAAGGCAATAGCAAGTAAGACAGACGTATCGGGAATGAGTCCTTATGATGCACTTATAGCAAAAAAACAAGCAGAGAAAAAAGCAGAAAAAGTAAGATTAAAATCTGAGAAAAAAGCAGAAGCAGAAAAATTTAAGGGAAAAAGGTTTGCTAGGATAAGAGAAGAAGTTGAGAAAGAAGAACTTAAAGAAAAGAAGGCACAGAAGTGCTGGCCTGGATATGAAAAGAAGGGAACCAAAAAAATGTTTGGTAAAACTTACAATAACTGTGTAAAGAAAGAAGGGTATGATGTTGGTGATGTTGATCAAAAAGTTGGTGCCGTAACTCTTATTCCTAAAGATGAGAGAGAAGCAGCAAAACAAAGATTACTTGCTAAGGCAAAAGCAAAACGTGAAAAAATGAAAGAAGAAATTGAAATAGATGAGAGTCACAAGAATCCTGAAAGTGTAAAAGGTATAGCCAAAGAATTGGATAAAGCAGTTGAAATGCATAAGAGTCAAGCAAAGAGACTCAGAAAATCCGGAGTATCTGAAGAAAAAGAAGAATCTAAAGTCGGTGGTGGTAACTTAAAAAAACTTACGGCAAAAGCAGTAAGAAGAGTCGATGCCGATGTGGATGGTGATGTTGATAGTGTGGATATGAAGTCTTCAGAAACTGGATCGTTTGTTCCTTCTCCTGATGGTAAGAAAAAATTAAAGCCAAAAGTGAAATTTGAACAATCCGATTGGAAGAGTGAACTTGAGGAAGGTGCTGCCTGGACTAAAAAATCTGGTAAGAGTAAGTCTGGTGGTCTTAATGAGAAGGGACGTAAGTCTTACGAAAGAGAAAATCCTGGTAGTGATCTGAAAGCACCTAGTAAAAAAGTTGGTAATCCTCGCAGGAAAAGTTTTTGTGCAAGAATGAAGGGAATGCGAAAGAGGCAAAAACCTTCTAATAATACTGGTGATGATAGATTGTCTAAATCACTAAGAGCTTGGAATTGTTAATTTGATTTTATGAGTGACGTATATCTTGGTAATCCATTATTAAAAAAAGCAAACACTGCGATTGAGTTTACAGAAGATCAAATTATTGAGTTTCTAAAATGTAAACAAGATCCAATTTATTTTGCAAATAACTATATTAAAATTGTTTCTCTTGATGAAGGTTTAACACAGTTCCATCCATATCATTTTCAAGAGAAATTAATTCATAATTTTCATAATAACAGATTTAATATCTGCAAGATGCCACGACAGACTGGTAAGTCTACTACTGTGGTATCATATCTATTACATTATGCACTTTTTAATGATAGTGTAAACATTGGCATTCTGGCAAACAAAGCATCTACTGCTAGAGAATTGTTAGGAAGATTATCAACCGCATACGAAAACTTGCCAAAATGGATGCAGCAAGGTATTTTGGTATGGAACAAAGGAAATATAGAACTCGAAAATGGCAGTAAGATATTGGCATCATCTACATCTGCGAGTGCTGTCCGAGGCATGTCATTCAATATCTTATTTCTTGACGAATTCGCATTCGTCCCCAATCATGTAGCTGACTCATTCTTTGCTTCTGTTTATCCTACTATTACTTCTGGTAAAAGCACAAAGGTAATTATTGTATCCACACCACACGGTATGAATCATTTCTATCGTATGTGGCACGATACAGAAAGAAACAAAAACGAATATATTCCTACAGAGGTTCACTGGTCAGAAGTTCCTGGTAGAGATGTTGTTTGGAAAGAGCAAACAATTGCAAACACATCGGAACAACAATTTCGGGTTGAGTTCGAATGTGAGTTCTTGGGTTCTGTTAATACACTTATCAATCCATCAAAACTCAAAACTTTAGTATATGAAGACCCGATACAAAGAAATGCTGGATTAGATGTTTATGAAAATCCTATTGAGGATCATAATTATCTAATCACGGTTGATGTTGCCCGTGGTCTTGGTAATGACTACTCAGCATTTATTGTTTTTGATATCACAGAGTTTCCATATAAAGTAGTTGCAAAATATAGGAATAATGAAATCAAACCAATGTTATTTCCTAATATTATATTTGATGTAGCAAAAGGTTATAATCAATCCTGGTTATTGATAGAGGTTAATGATATCGGCGATCAAGTTGCTAGTATTCTTCAATATGATTTGGAATATGAAAATATTTTAATGGCAACTATGAGAGGTAGAAATGGACAGATAGTGGGAACAGGATTTTCTGGCAAAAAAACTCAACTTGGAGTTCGTACAACTTCGGCGGTTAAAAAATTGGGATGCTCAAATCTCAAAACTCTTGTAGAAGATGACAAATTACTTGCATCTGATTATGAAATTATATCAGAACTAACTACGTTTTCACAAAAAGGAAATTCTTTTGAAGCAGAAGAAGGGTGTAATGATGACTTGGCAATGTGTCTTGTAATATTCTCCTGGTTAGTAGCACAAGAGTATTTCAAAGAGATGACAGAGAATGATGTAAGAAAGAGAATATATGAAGAACAAAAAAATCAAATTGATCAGGACATGGCCCCATTTGGATTTATTGAGGATGGAATTAATAGTGAAACAACTTTTGTAGATGATTCTGGAGATAGATGGTATGCGGACGAATATGGTGACCGATCATATATGTGGGATTATAGGTAATGTCCATCGATGATGAAATAGAACTAGAACACTTATTATTTTTTGATCGTAAATGTAGAGTTTGTGGAGAAGTTAAAAGTTTAATGGATGATTTTTATTTGACTCGAAAAGATAGAAAAACTTTAGCATCATCATATTCTTATGAGTGCAAAGAATGTACAGTTAAAAGAGTAAGTAGAGGTAGAAAGAGTACTTTGAGATGGGAATATCCTGATTGGTAAGTATTCACGCATTGTTTCCCCATTAGAAATACCCCTTTTCCTAAATATTTTTAGGTAAATTGGATGCGAGGAAAAAAC